AGAAGCAAATAGCGTTGATGAAATACCTGTCCAATGTAAACATGGATACATAGTTAAGATAGCTAATACAGATAGTGATGAAGATGATTTCTTTCTTAGATTTGATGCAACCAATGGCGTATCAGGTTTAGGTAATTGGGTAGAGTGTGCAGAGCCAGATATAGATTTAGGTTTTAACTTAACCAATATGCCTATAACAATACAACGTACAGCTGTAGATACATTTACAGTTGCTAGATTTGGTTATGCAAATAGAGATGTAGGTGATGACAATACAAATCCATTTCCTAAGTTTATAAATAGATCAATAGAAAGAGTTTTATTTTTTAGAAATAGACTTGTTTTCTTAGCTGGTGAAAATGTTATAGCATCACGCCCTGGTAATTTTGGTGATTTTTTCAATACTACTGCTCTCACTGTAAGTACAAATGATCCTATAGATATAGCTTGTAGTTCTACTTTTCCATCAACTTTAATGGATGGTATAGAGATACCTAATGGTTTACTTATTTTTAGTACAGATCAACAGTTTTTATTAACTACTGACGATTCTGTGCTTACACCAGAAACAGCAAGGTTATCTAGTGTTGCTACTTATAATTACAACCAAAAAATTTCTCCTATATCTCTAGGTAAAACTGTAGGATTTTTAGATAATAGTGGACAATACGGTAGATTTTTTGAGATAGCAAACGTAGCAAGTAACTCACAACCTGATGTTGTAGAGCAAAGTAAAGTAATACAAAGGTTATTACCAAGTGATATAGATAACATTACAAACTCCAGGGAAAACGGAATTGTATTAATTAATAAATCTGGTACAGCTGATATCTATGGTTATAAGTATTACAACACAGGTGATAAAAGACTCCAGGCAGCTTGGTTTAAATGGAAACTACCTAGACCAATAAGATATCAGTTTGTAGTTGACGATGCATATTATTTTGTCAGCGATGATAATTACTTACAAATGATTAATTTAGTCCAGGAGACAACAGATCCATCTATAGATAAAGGTTCAGATAATTATTTATTACATGTAGATAATTACACAACTATCTCTAGTGGTACATATAACCCTGCAACTAATACAACAGCATTTACTGCATCCTGGTTAAGTGTTACATCTACACAAAATGGATCCTTAGTTCTTATAGACGATAGTGATGCACAACCACATACAGGAAGATATGCAATTCCTACGGTTGCCGGTACAACTATTACAGCTGACGGTGATTGGTCCGGTAGAACTTTAGTTGTTGGATATTTATATGAAATGCTTGTTGAATTTCCAACTATATTTGTAACTAAATCACAGGGTGAAATTACACTAAGTGAAGTAACCTCTAATTTAACTGTACATAGAGTCAAGATTGGATTAGGACAGATCGGTCAATATCAATCAAAATTAAAAAGATTAGGTAAAACTGATTTTACTCAAACATTTGAGTCAACAATTATGGATGCATATTTAGCATCTACTGCTCCACTATTAACAGAAAGAATAGAAACAATACCTGTATACGAAAAAAATACAAACGTAGATATATTTTTACTTTCCAATCACCCATCACCAGCATCAGTTAGATCGTTGAGTTGGGAAGGAGATTATACAAACAAATTTTATCAAAGATCCTAGTGTCTAAATTTATTCACCCAATAACAACAGCAGCTGCTGAAAAAGTAGCTATGAACTTGCGACCTGATGATCGTAGAGAAGTTGTAGAAGGTCATGGTTATGATCCTCTAGAACATTTACTAATGATTGCAACAGATCCAAGATGTGTGTATTTTACTGTTCCTGACGGCGATATTGCTGGATTAGCTGGTGTTGCCCAGGACGGTCAAATATGGATGTTATGTACACCAGCCATACATAAATATCCAGTTACTTTTGCAAGAGAGTCTAAGAGATTCGTAGAAGCTAGAAGAGAAAAGTTGTTATACAACATTGTAGATGCAAGAAATAAAGTACATCTAAAATTACTCAAATTCCTGGGGTTCAAGTTTTTGAGAAAAATTATTTATGGACCTAACAATATAACCTTTATAGAATTTTGCCGTGTGTGCCAACAGCCAATACAAAGCCCAACAACGACAATACGAAAGACAATTATTACAACGTAGAGTCCAGTGGGATACAGATAGAAATATCTGGAATATGAAATTAGCTAACTATGATTTTCAAACATCAGAAAACGTATTAGCAAGTTCAAGACAAATAGGAGCCATTAACAGAAATATGGCTTTAGAAGTAGAAAAATTTTTTAGTGATAACAGAGATGCTTATGTAAGTCTTATGGAAAGCATGCCTGTGGATGAAGGTAATAGAGCCAGGGGTTTTGATCGTAGAAAAAAACTCAATAGTTATATGGCTCAAAGTTCTCGTAATGCAAACCTGAGAAGAGCAGGCATAAAGCAAGCAGAAGATTTAGGTACAGCTAGAAGACAATTACAAAGCGCACAAAACCGTGCACTACAAGAAAGAGGATTTG